GACATGTCTCCTTCTGCTGAAGGCAAATTCAACTTCACTATCCACCCCATCGGTGGCAACAGCTACTGCTGGTCAAACAACGCCTAAGACAATATGACAACAATAAAAGACAACACAGCCCTGTTGAGTTTCCTTGTGGGACAAGCCGATTCTTCCAAGAATTGGTTTGGCTTCACACAGCAACGACTCACGGCCATCGCGTTGGCACACGACATTGCACGGCATCACGCCGACAAGATTACGCCAGAAGAAGCTGTGGCTTATGCCATTGCCTTGAATCAGGCCATCTACGACAAGATCATCAAAACGACACGATAAGGAAATCACATGTCACGCATCTCATCTGCTTTTGGCGACAGTTACCAAAAGGCATCTGCACATCTGCGTACCAAGTCTTTTGAGCTTGGTGGGCATGTCTTCAAAGTTCGCATCCCTTTGACTAAAGAGATGGAGCAACTTGAGGACCGCATCACAAAAATTGACGAAGCCGAACTGAACAGCCGATATGAAAAAATGTCTGGCAGCTTCCGTGACGGCACAGTGATTGAAGGCGTTGAAGTCACCGAAGACGATGTAATCGTTGAAGGTCGTTCCACCAAAGGCTTGGCTCGTTCTGTCATGCTGATGGAGCAGCGTATCGTTGAATACATCAAGCTGCTTGTGCCTGAAGTTGGCGACTGGGAAGGCTTGACCTATACCGAGGTGGAAGCCGAGTGGCCGATGACGGTCCAGCTTGAGATGATTGCCAAGATCACTGAGTGCATCCAGCCGGGATACAAGGACGCACGAAAAAACTAATTCAGGACGCTCACTCGCAAGCTAGGGCATACATCTATGCCCACGGTGGGTGTCCTGACGATGTTCCAGTTGATGATCTGAGAAACATTGAGATTATGTTGTCGGACGGAATGATCGGTAACAAAGCCTTGCTTCTTGCGCTAAGTTCCTTGACGACTGGCAACTTAAACTCGAAAATACAAAAGAAGACCAAGCCTTTTCGGATGGAAGATGTTTTGCCTTCAACGCACGACTATATTGTTCCTCCGTTGACTGATGAACAAAAACGTGAGCAAGTAAACCAGCAAATGTTGATGTTTGTAGCGATGAAGCCGGGTTCGGAGAACTTTTTGAAAGATTAATATGGCCTACATCCCGCAAAGCAAATCTTTCCAATTAGAAGGTTTTGCTGAATTTGAACAGCAGTTGAGAGACATGGCTGAAGGATTCCGGGGTGACTTGGTTGCTAGAAACACATTGACTCCAGCCGCCAAAGCTGCGATGGGTTCAGTCCTTGAATCTGCAAAGTCAAGAGCGCCTGTGGGCGACAAGCCAAGGGACGCAAACAATCCAATCCACATGCGGGATACGATTCGTCTTGATGCAAGAATCCCAAACAACAAAGACAAAATGAGCGAATATGTCAATGAGACTGACGCTGTAATTGCTGTTGTGTCGGTTAAAAAAAGTGCCGTTTCCCTTGCTAACGAATTTAGTACATCAAGGAGGCCAGCCAAACCTTTTCTGCGTATTGCATTGGAACAAAACGCAGATACTGTGTTGACTGAACTAAAATCACAATTGGCTGTCAGAATCCCTGAATATGCCAAGAAACTGGCACGAAGGAAGAAATAATGGCTTCACAAAACATTGCTCGACTTGGCGTTGTCCTTGGTCTGGACACGGCTGAATTTACGGCTTCCATTGACAAGGCAATCTCCGAAAACGTCAAGCTCAAGAATTCTATTCGCAGAGAGACTGATGCTGCGGCCAAAGAAATCGTTGCCTTAAAGTACGCCACTGACGATTATGGAAAGACAGTTTCCAAGGTCACTCAGATTGAGCGTGAGATGGCCGCAGGGCGCTTTAAGAACGCCACAGCCGATGTAAAGAAGCAGTTGCTTGACCAAGCCAAGGCTTATGACTCTATTGCCATGTCAGCAAAAAATGCTGCTGGCGCTCAGTTCAAAATGAATGAGCAACAGAAGCTGCAACTGACATATCAGACCACTGACTTGTTTACTCAGATTGCTTCTGGTCAAAGCCCATTTATTGCCGTCTTGCAACAGGGCGGTCAATTGAAGGACGCAATGGGTGGCCTTGGCAATGCTATGAAAGCAATTGGCTCTTTATTTACTCCATTTACTGTTGGTTTTGGCCTTGCCGCCATTGCAATTGCGGCGACTGCAAAGGCTGCATACGATGCGGTTGATGAAATTGACAAACTGCAAGATGCCTTGACATTGACTGGCAACTATTCGGGAGTGACTGCCGATTCATTCCAGAAGTTGGCAGATACTTTAAGTGGAAACACAAAAGCAAGTCTTGGGTCAACCAAAGAAGCCTTGATGGAGGTTATTTCTTCTGGTCAATTTACTGGCGAATCAATTTCCGCTGTCACTCAGGCCATCATCACATATTCGCAAATTGCTGGCGTTTCTGCTACTGAAGCCGCTCAAAAACTAAAGGGCGGTTTGAGTGGTACGGCAGAAGGCGCAAAGTCCTTGAACAAAGAGATGAACTTTTTGACGCTTGAGCAATACAAGCAGATTGAAGCTCTGGAAAAGGCAAACAAGAAACAAGAGGCCGCACAGATTGTGGCCGTTGCCCTGAATACAAAACTGGAACAGCAACGCCGTGAACTTGGCCTGCTTGAAGGCGCTTGGAAAGCTGTCACCACGGCGATGAGCAATTATTGGGATGACTTCAAGCAAAAGTTGTCTGGCCCAACTCAATCGCAAACCTTGCAGTCTTTGGACAAGCAAATTGCCGACATCAAGCAAAAACTTTCAGGTACTTCTGAGGAAGAAAACACTGTGTTTGCACGCGGTTGGAGGAAGACACTTGCTGCGTTGGAGGCTTCAAAAGAAAACCTGCTTGAGATTCAAAGACTCCAAGGTTTGTCTAAATCGTCAAAAGAAGTCGGTAACGCAAAAGCGGAAATTGATGAATACGATAAGTACAAGGACATGCTCAAAGGCAAAGTTTCAGAAGTTGAAAAAGCCAAATCTGAAGCAAGGTTTGCTATCGCCAAGCAAGGATTGAATGAAATTCAAACTCTTGAATTGGAAACTGCCAAAAAATTAGAAGATGCTCGTAGAGAGATGGCTGAGAAAAACAGGCAGGAAGATGGCCGAGCTACAGCCCAAAACCTTGAAATATATAAAAACAAAGCGATTGTTATTGCGGCAGAGACAGCCGAAAAAATTAAACAAATCCGCACAAAGAACATGCTTGCCGATTACGAGGAAAGCGTAAAAACAGAGCAAGAAATTACTGCGGCAATGGTTGCAGAAGACAATCGCCGTGCCGCTATTAGAACGGATGCTCAAAAATCCACTCAAGGTCTTGAGTATGAAAGACAGCGCCTTGAGTTGAAATATCAGTTGATCTATGCGACAGAAAAAGAACAGAAATTGGCAATGATTTCTTTGGAGTACGCACGAAAGCGCAAAGAAATTGAGGGAAGTGCTGATGCAGATTTTTTAAGATTGCAACTTGACAAGCAAGAAGCAATCGAAAAATTCAATGTGGCTATTCAAGAGTCAATGCAAAAAACTCAGCAAGTTATTGAGGCAGTTTCTGGAGCTATGTCTTCTGCAATTGATAACTTTGTCAGAACTGGCAAATTTAGCATGAAAGAATTTGCTCGTAGCATCATTCAAACAATGATTGCAACTGAAATGAAATTGCAATCCATGCAATTGATGCGTGGATTAATAAGTTCTTTCTTTGGAATGAGCGCCGGAGTTGGTGTTGGCTCTGTTGGAAACGCGACAACTATGGCTCCCGGTGGTGGCTATTTTGCGGACGGGGGTGATCCTCCAGTTGGTAAAGTATCTGTTGTTGGTGAGCGCGGCCCTGAATTGTTTGTGCCTCGCACCGCTGGAACAATCATTCCAAATCACGCTCTTGGCAACATGGGTGGGCAAACCATTAATTACAATGGGCCTATAATTCAAAACATGAACGCGATTGACACGCAATCTGCTGTGCAATTCTTGTCAAAGAATAAACAGGCTGTTTGGGCGGCTAATCAGTCTGCACAGCGGTCATTACCAGTGAGCCGATAATGAGCCTGACTAATATTCTTAGCATCAGCGAAAGCGTTGGAATCAATGACCAGCGGTTTGTTGGTCAAACTGTTAGCCGCAACCAGAAAATCTTGACAAGTGAGATTCTGACTGTTGTGCCTTTTGAGTTCACAATGAAGCCAATGAACTATTTGCTTTATTCGCAAAACAGGGATTTGTTAAACAGTTTGCGGATTCCTGACAAATCGCTTGAACAGTATGTTAATTTTGGCTCAACTGGTTGGGTTAATTACATCAAGTATCAAGGTCAAATGACCTCCGGTCAGATTGTTACTTGTCAATGGCAAACATCTTCAGCCAACAAAGTCTTGGTGTTGGGTTCTTTGCCATCAATTTCATCTACTGATTACTTGTTTAGAATTGGCGACTTTGTTCAGGTTGGTAGATATTCATACATCGTGACAGCAGATGTAACCAGAGGGCCAAACCCTACAGTCAACGTGCCTGTTCACCGCAATCTAATTGACGCTTTGGTATCTCCAATTGCGTGTGTTGCTGGCGAATACGGGACAACAACCAGCCTTGGCGGTAGCACCTACACTGGCATTACATTCCCTGTGATTTTGCGGGAATATCCCACATACACGCTTGTTCCAATGACTAATGATTCATTCATACAATGGTCAGGCGATTTTGTCGCATTTGAGGCGGTTCTATGAATGTCATTGCTCCAGTTAATAATACAAACAACATCAGGGTTGCTGATTTTGTCAGGATTAACACTGGGTCAACTATTTATCGGTTTACGACTGCGCCATCAAACACTACGGTATCCGCAGTTGATGCAACGGCTTTTGACGCTGTTGGCGTGTTGATGAAAGTTGGCGATGTTCAGCGAGACATAAAAAGCACAGCTAACGAAACATCCGTCACGCTGACAGGCATTGATACAGCTATGCTTGGGTATGTATTGGGTCAGACAGTCAAAGGCTCATACATTCAGATGTGGCATGGTTTCTACAACACAAACGGCGCACTCATCACATCGGGTGGAACTGGTGGCTTGTATCAGTTTTTTAGCGGCTACATTACTTCATTCAGCATCCAAGAACAATGGATGGAAGAAGCCAGAGGGTACATTGGCACAATTTCAATTTCTGCATCTAGCACACAGCTAATTTTGCAAAACAGAACCGCTGGCCGATACACCAACGATGACAGTTGGCAGTTTTACAACTTGGGCGACCAAAGCATGAATCGTGTGCCGTATGTCAGCACAATCAATTATTTGTTCGGGAAAAAATGATGATTCGCAAAGCAAATCGTTTTGACATTCCCGCAGTGCTGGATATGTTGCGTTCATATAGAAATGAAACGCCACTGGATTTTTTGCGAGATGCTGACGATGCTGAATATGTGTCTCAGATGTTAAACGAGTTGATTGCTGGCAAGGGAATTGTTTTGATAGCTGAGATTGATGACAAACCAGCAGGGATGATGATTGCCGCTGTCATGCCAAGCATTTGGTCGCCAAAGCATTTTGTTCTGACTGAATTTGCCTATTGGGTTGAGCCAGAACATCGCGGTAGCACTGCCGGGTACAGATTGATGAGAGCATATTTGGATGAAGCAATTTTGCTCAAAGATGCTGGACGAATTTGCAATGCGTTTATCAGCAAGATGGTGAACAGTCCCGACTTGAAATTAAGCAAGTTCGGTTTTTCAAAACTTGAAGAATTTTGGGTAATTTGATATGCCGGGTTCAATCATCGCGCAATATGTTTTAGGTTTGACTGGCTATGCTGCAACTGCAACTGCTTTTGCCATCAACCTTGTTGCCTCATCTATTATTTCTAAATCATTGGGCGCGGACAACCCATTAAATAATGACAACCAAAACAATCGAAATCCCGGCAACAGGATTCAATTGCCGCCAGCAACTGACAACAAATTGCCAGTGGTTTATGGGTCTGCTTATGTAGGCGGCATTGTTACCGACTTAAGCATTACCACCAACAATCAAACCATGTATTACTGTATCGCTTTGTCAGAAGTGACAAATAGCGAAAACGGAAGTGCTGGTGATGTATTTACATTTGGCAAAATTTATTGGGGTGGCAAACGGTGCATTTTTGACGGCACAGACCAAACAAAAGTTGTTTCTTTATATGATGAATCAACTGGCAAATCTCAATCTGTTTCGGGAAATTTATTTATAAATTTGTACCGAGATGGTTCGAGCACTCCAACCAATAGTTCGGTCAATGCTATTTCTTTGATGAGCAATTCCAATTTGGTTTATAAATGGAATTCCACCAAAGTAATGACAAATTGCGCTTTTGCCATTGTCAGAGTAATTTACAACCAAGACATGGGTTTGGTTGGATTGCAACAAACAAGATTTCAAGTTAACAATCCAAGAACAGCACCGGGCGATTGTTTCTCAGATTATTTCAAATCATCCCGTTATGGCGCGGCAATTCCAGTTGAACAATTGGACACTACAAGCCTGACAGCACTTAATGCGTATTCAGCGGGATTGTTTGAATACACAACTGCTAGCGGTGTTCTTACGACACAAACTAGATTCAAATTTGATGGCGTTATTGATACTTCTCAAACAGTGATGACCAATTTGCAACAAATGGCTTCATCATGCGATTGTCTTTTGCGCTATAACGAAATTACCTCTGAGTGGGGTGTAATTGTTCAATCTCCAACTTATTCTGTGGCTATGGAGATTGATGACAGTAATATGGTTTCTGCTATACAAATCACGCCGACAGATTTGTCAAGCAGTCCCAATATTATCGAAACTAAATTTGCCAGCGGGACAGAGCAAGACACATTTTCTTCTGCTGCATTTAGCCTTCAATCATTAGCCCCGTCATTGTTATATCCCAATGAACCAGTAAACAAACAATCGGTTAGTTTGCCTCTTGTTAACAATGATGTACGAGCGCAATACATTTCTATTCGCTTGTTAAAAGCTGGTCGAGAAGATTTGATTGTCAAAGTGTCCGTGTCTTATGTTGGTTTGCAACTTGAAGCTGGTGACATTGTTGCGTTGACAAGCGCAAATTATGGCTGGACAAACAAACTGTTCAGAATATCTCAAGTCGTTGAGAATTTTGGTGATGATGGTCAAATTACAGCGGCATTGACATTGCTTGAGTACAACTCAACAGTTTATGACGATGAGCCTATTAATGAATTCCAACCAGCGCCAAATACTGGCATTCCATCGCCATTGATTTTTGGAACTGTCCCTGCGCCAACAATTGCCAATCAA